CAGGAGCCACTGGAGGCTGTGCAGGAGCCACTGGAGGCTGTGCAGGAGCCACTGGGACTTGCTGCGTTGGCGCAACTGGAGCTTGTGCAGGAGCCACTGGAACGATTGGTTTAACTCCCTGCGGCATCACTGGTACTGGAGGGGTCGCTGGTGCTGGAGGGGTCGCTGGAGTCCTTTGCGTTGGTGGAGCAATGGGTTGAGTTTGTTGCGCTGCATCAACCTTGGCTGGAGGCAAAGATATTCTAATGGTATCTTTAGCAGACGGTTTGACGGGCAAACCGATTCTTACCGTTGCCCTTTTTTGCGTGGGCGTACTTGGAGGTGGTGTAGGCTTACTCATATATTTAATAATATTTATTCATTGATTCCACCATGAACCCATCCAGATAGATTCAAGGGATATTGTAAGTCTCCAGACGGAGGCACATCGCGCTCTGCTTCCTCCAAGGAGGAATAAGGGCCGTTCAATATTGAGAAATCGTCTTGGATAAAAAACGCTTCCCCATCTTCGTGTTTTTTCTTAATGATTTCGTATTTCATAGCTTTATTGTAGTATATTTATTCTTGTACCAATCATATAATTTAAGCAACTGATTGACAGTAGACTGCCTTGGCTTTCTGTACCCACCACTTTTTCTGGTCATCATCCATTTTTGAGCCTTGGGGTTGTTTATGAACAAATTCCACATATCTATAACCCCTTCATTGGTCAAATATTTAAGAGCAACATAGTTAAGTTTTACTATTGAATCTTGTGTGCCATCATAATAATCACTATCTTCAAAGTTTTTCAAAACCCATTGCATAGATGATTTTACTCCATTATCAAGGTAATAAAATTCAATATCTAATCCAGCAACTTTAAACTCATCCAACTTAACCAAGGTTTTCGCCGTTGATATGGGGATGCTTCCGTAGTCATTTCCTTCTTTCATTGGTGTCATTGTATGAGATATTTTTTTTGGATCAAGCATTTTCTTCATCCTCTTTATCATCCTCATCTAGCACCCAAGCTACTGCTACCAATGATATAAATACTGCTAGTATGTATATTAAGATTTCCATTATCCTAAATAATCATTTTCTTGAGCATCGCCTTCGCTTGTGTCATCTAAATCCCAATCGTCCATTGCAACTTGGACTGCCATTTCCATTGGGTCGTTTGGGTAAGTCCTAATGTGTGTTGCCAAGCTCCACGCAAACTCTGCTTGTAATCCCCAAGGCTTCGCTTTCTCAAGCCCTAGAGCAATGAGTTGAATGTCGTGTGGTCGTGGATTGTTTGGGTCAGTTTTCATCGTTCTATTTTTTTAAAGTGTTTGTCTATAATTTTATAGAGTGATTTCTCCATATCTTTTCTCCGTTGTGAGGAGCGCGATGATATATTCAAATAAGTAGAAATATCTGTTTTAATATCTTCTTTTAAGTCTGGTATTTTGTATCCCATATTTAATCCTCCAATTTACTTAATGCCTCTGCCATAGCTTCACCATAGTAATCCAATTCTTCTTGCGACATTGACACTGAACCTTGAAGGGTAATGGTGCAAGCACCTTCTTTATTATCTAAAAAGAGATGTGCCTCTGGGTTGTCTCTATGGTGTTTTCTGTATGTTACTTTCATTTAATTATCCATGTGTTGTTGTAGTTGGTCACGCAAACGGACAAGCTCATCGTCAGACATATCCATTTCCTCGACTATTGTATCTGGAACAGTAGCCATTGCTATCCGTGCCATTTCTAAATAAGTAATACTATCTTCTTTTAGTGCTTTCATATTAATCCTCCATTACATCGTTATAATAATCTTCCATTTGCTGCATCGCTTCGTGAAGCTCGTCTTGGTTTTTGCAACCCCATCCTAGAATTTTATCGGACGCTTCCAAGACTATCCTCAATGCTTCTTTGTTTGTCATTTTAATGAATCCAATCTTCTACTTGTTGGTGAACCCATTCGCTGTCTAGGCTTTCCAGTTCATCTTCTGTTAAGTCTCTGTATCCATTTACAGGGTCATCATACTTTGCACTTGCAATGTAAGCGTCCACATAGTCGGGGGAATCTGAATTATCTATTCCTTCCACAACTACATCATCAATTTTATTGTAATCTAATTTCATTTAGTCCTCCGTTCCATCAAATACATTGTTTACAAAGAAGTCCTCCACCACACTCGCGGCTTCGTGGGTCTGATCGTCGGCTAATCCTCCAACCCCATTCGACCTAGCTTCTCTCAATACAATCTCAATAGCTTCTTCAAGTTTCATTTAATCCTCCTCCACTCCTTCAAAGATGGCATCTCCATAATGGGAACCTTGATTCGACTGAATGTGTTCAATAATATCTTGACTTATATCAGACCAATCCACTTCGTCCATACAGGATTGAGCAATGTCGGCCCAATCGTCATCTTCCTCCAGTAAGGGAGCGAACTGTTCTTTGTCCCATGTGGCTACAATCAGACTATCTTCTGGATTGTAATTCTTCTTTAGTGTTTCAATAATGTCTTTTACTTTCATTTAATCCTCCTTCATTAGTTCAGCTTCATAGGCTGCGTAATCTGCACGAACATTTTCTGTTGTATATTCTGTGTATCCAAGAGTCTGACGATATGCCTCGGCTTCTTCACGGGTATCAAAATCGTCTCCGATAAACCCTTGGACTACACTATCATCTCCGTACCACCAGCCAACAGAGGATTTGCCTCCGAGGGTAACTACTTTTGTGTATTTTTTCATAATATTTTTAATAATTTATTCAACCGTATATTAAGACCCTTAACTCTTTTGCTACATTAACTATAACAAACCAATCAACACATATTAAGGTTGTCTCTACTAATGTTTTCATTATATTCCTTCCCCGTAGGGTACTGCTCGTATTCTACGGATTTCATTTTGTAGATTATCAATGTGGTATTCTTTTACCGCTTCGTTCTTCTGCTCTACGGAGTCAAACTCTTTGTAGAGGTAGATCGTCTCCAGATGCAAGTCATCTTGAGTAAGGTCTTGAGCCTTGATAATATCAAGCGGAGTCGTTTCACCGCTCCACTTACTAGCTAAATTGTTGTATGGACTTGTGAGTTGCTTCCACACACTTTCCTCCATCATTGCCTTGGCAGTCCACCAGACATCAGAACGCTGCTCCCATGCGTTAGCTTCCCAAAGCATATACTTACCAGCGCGTCTCCAGTAGGATTTAGATACTGGGTCAAAAGGGTAATCACCCATGCTATCATCAAAGTAAAGACCATACCCGTCAAAGTCATAACGTGGACTCCACCAATCGTTAGAATTAAAGTCACACTGTTCGGTAATGCCGAGGTTGGCCCCAAAAAACTCCCGCTTCTTTCGTTTTGGGCCAAGAGTCTTGTCGTTGTCGGTTTCGTATGTGTACCCCTCGAAAGATACGGCCCATGTGCCGAGCCTCATGTAAAGTAATTCAGATTCATCTATGCGGAAGGCGGGGATGCCTGTCTCGACTACTTTCAGTGGGTCTGTTCCTATTGTTTTCATACTTTTAATATACCACCTTTTTTAAGAAATGCAAGTAAAATTTTTTAATAATCTATTCCTGCTTCTTGTTGAGGATTAATGTCACTTTGTAATTCTTTAGGAATTGTGGGTCGCTCTCTTTCAATTAAGTCTATAATATCTTGACAACGATCAACGTATTGATCTGTGGTCAAAGGGATGCCATCACGCATATCGGGGCATCTGTCGTAAATTGCTTTTAGGATTTCGTAATTTCTCATAATATTTATTTAAATTTATTCTAGTGGCTCATTAGTCGTTGAACCTTTTCCAGTGCTTCCCCAACTTCTTTCAGGTTTAATTGACCATCGAGTTCTCCAGAGAGACTGTAATCATTATATTCATGCCCAAAATGGATTCTCGCAGTTTTGGCATACGATCCCCAACTTGCTCCCGCAGGGCCGTGATGCTGCTTTACCTCACCTCTAACGTGTAAAGTAACCCAAGGTTTCCGCGACCTTACATCTTTCATTCTGACTGTTATTGCGTTTGCTGGAAAATTATCAGTCGATGTGCGATCAATAATATCCTCCGATTGTATCAAGCCCATACTTGCTAGTGACTTGACCCTGCTATTTGTTTCCCATTTTAATTTCATGTTTATCCTTTTTTTTAAGTGGTAGGTAAGGCGGGACTCGAACCCACAACCTACGGTTTAGAAGACCGTTGCTCTATCCATTTGAGCTACTTACCCATAAATTATCTATGCCATTGCCAAACTTAACTCACACTTGTCTTTAAGAAGATTGGAACCATAAGCGGCGCAAACTTCTTTGTTACTATTATTAAAGGCCGTCATTTCTTCGTAGGTCATAAAACATTCGTGACCGTAAGAATCTTCGAACCAAACACCGTTTTCGTTTTCTTCAATAATCTTCATGCTTTTAATATAACACCTTTTTTAAGAAAGTCAAGTGCTAAAGTGAAGCAATCGCATAATCTTTGCTTTTGAGTTCTATGTCATAGTCAACAGGCATATCAAAACTGATGGGGGGTGTAGCAGTAGGCATATCTGCATGACTACGAGGATTGGTCTTGTCGGGATGCGACTCTGAGTAATGAAACAGCGGCTTGTAGTAACCTCCGCGCATCCATGTCTTGTAACACAAACGATGCGCTTGCTCTTGAGTAAGATCGTCAGGCAAACATTTGTGATGCAAATTGTCGTAAGTAATTGGAATGTCAAAATGCTTGACAAGCAATGATGGAGTCCAAATGCCCTTGTCCTCGTTTTCTACAACAAGACGAGACTGAACTGATTCGTCGCACTTGGCAAGGTTAGCCATGAAACGTGCAGCAATGTCAGCAGGGTCGCCCTTGGTGTTGTTGATATGGATATTGATGGGCGCACGGTAGTCGCGGGGCGCACCAAGCATATCCATGAGCCAGCCATGATGATTAAGTTCTTTGATGGTTTTAGCAACATTGTGTTTGCCCTCGCTCGCAAGGACATTGAACTGGTCGGGGTGACAAGAAACACGGATGCGCTTGTCTCTGATGATGGAAGCGCAATCTGCAAGTGCCGCCTCGATGTCAATGTAGTCGGGATAGTCCTCTAGTTTGAGTTCTGCAACATCGTATGTAAGTAGGGGGAATAGATTTGAACTGACTCGATAACCCCAACCCTCTGAAGCGCATTGCTCAAGGATTTTGTATGTAACACGGATGTTGTTGAGTGTGCGAGCAGATACAGTAGCAACAGCTTCTTCACGGGGTAGCTTGGAAAACCGCGCCCAAGTCATTGTCTGAAACTTGTGACCCTGCTCTGATAGACTGTTGGAGATACAGCATAGCGAATACATGATTTTAATATAGCACCTTTTTTAAGAAAGTCAAGTGCTATTTTTTGATAAATGAAACTATGGATAAAAGTAACATTGTTACTGCTGTAAGCAATACCATTGGAAGCATTAAAACAACACTTAAATAAATAATTAAAAATATTTGATCCATTACTTATTTACCTTAATTAGCTTCATATCTCCATGAGACTTTTGGTAAAACTTGATGTATTGAATAGCATCAGCTTTGTCTGCTGCTGTATAAAGGTGCATATAGCCTGTTCCATCTTTTAGGTGGACTTGGTACTCATGGTTGGATGTAGCACAACCAACCAGAAACGGTAACATAATAATATATTTCTTCATTTTAGCAACTCTCCTCTACTTTGTAATCTTTAATTGTGATACTCTTGTATGCCCAATACTCAACAGTGTGCAATAAATTCTCTGGAGCAATCTCATCAATGGTCTTATTTGGCATTGAGCTTTTACAACCAGAACCAATAATTATTAATAATAATATAATATATTTCATTTAGTATGTTTTGAGTATAGCTTATCTTTTTATTAAGTCAAGGGTAAATTTTCGGGGTTAGAGTATTTTAGCCATTTCGCAACGGAGGGCGGGTAGCCGTATTTATTCAACTCCTTCTTTTCCCAATTAATAGAAGGCACATTCTTGTTCATGTGAAACATCTCGTTGATGATGGTTGTAGCTTGGTAGCCCCAACTATGAACTACGTTTTTATGATATTTTGAAATTGTATCCTTTTCCCAAATAAGAAGGTCTTCCTCTATCATTGCTTGAACGGTTGGTGAATGGTATCCCTCTGGAGAATATAACCTTTGGCATTCAGAATGTAACCTGTGACGCTCATCAGCGAATGCTGCACCAAAAGCATCGTGATCCACTTCCAAGTAAACAGGTATTTTTCTGGTTCCACCTCCAAATTTTAGGTGATAAGAAGGGCCAGCGAGTGAATCACTTCGAGCCAAAAATAATCTTGGGTCATTCTCAATGTGTTTCACTTTTCGTCGTTCTTCTGGAGGCGCAGGGCCGCTTTTGGTTGCTATTACATCAACGCCCATAGTGTACCATTGTTTTTCGCCATTTTTATCAATAAAATAATACGCAAAAGTTATTTTGTGTACCATGTCGTCTAAATCATCGGATGGTATGACTCGGCCATTTTCATCTCTCATAGGACAACGTACAAACGCGCCTCTTGAAATATCAACCACGGCTTTGCAGGTTTTAAATTTTACAATAACCATTTTGTCAAATGGAAAAAGTTCAAAAAGACATTCTAACGCCCATTTGTCCTCTTGTCGCCTTTTGACGGTTTCTAATATACCTTCAAGACTCAATTCTTTCGCATCCTTTCTTCTTCCAAGGCGTTCGTAGCGTTTTTTTCGGTTATCGTAAATCTTCTGAGCTTCAGCAAGCGCATTTTTCCAATAAAGCTGCTGACGGACTTCGTAAATGAAAAGACTACACTTATTTCTGCGGGGATCAGTTTCGGCAAAATTACTGAATTTTGGGTAATCAACATTTAAAACTTCTTGCCTCAGTAAAGTTTCAGTCGGATCATTAACTGGAACCGATAAGCGTCCTCTCAACCGTTGAGGAAAAAATAGCATATTTCTTAACTCGGTTCTTTCATAGAAATGAATTGTTGGATAAGTCTTAACAAGACCTGACAACATTTCCCCAGTTTCACCCGCAAAAAAGGCATGGTCGATGCTGTTTCCTTCGGATAAATGAAACCAACCATCTTTATTTCTGTTACCCTTCATGTAAATTAAATATATTATTAATTTTAAAAAAGTCAAGCTATTATTTATGGTGTAATATTAGTATATGCCAATAGAATTAATAACAATGATAGGAGGAAGCATTACTGGCTTTATTTTCAGGTATTTAGCTGAAAGAGCCAAAGAACGTGCAGAATTTTATAAAATGGCAATCGGCATGAAAGAAGCGGAAGATAATAGTGCTGATCGAGCCGCTAAAAGAGTGCCGATTGACGTTGGAAAATGGGTCAGAAGGGCTATCGTTGTAACAATCTTATTTGGCGTTATCGCAGCACCTTTCATTTTGTCTATTTTAGGGTATTCCACGGTTGTTGAAGTAGAAACCGAAAATCCAACTTGGTTATTTGGTTTATTTGGTGGAGGAAAAGAGATACTTTTCGTGGAATTAAAGGGGTATTTGATGCTTCCAGAAGTTCGTCAAACCCTATCGGCTATCGTTGGATTTTATTTTGGAAATGCGACAGCCGCAGGTAAAACATAAGATATGAGGAAATATATCTTATTTGGCTTTTTTTTGTTATTATTTGCCGCTTGTAAGGGGGGAACATCTTTAGGAAAAGGCTCTGCTGGTACAGTTGTTAGACCTTCAACACCAGAAGAAATAAATAAAAAAAATAGTTCTATACCCAAAGGTAATTCTGTTACTGAGAAACCAAAAATAAAAAGTCAAGAACTTTTAGCTAACGGTAATCCCGCTCCTCAAAAACCAGAAATTGAAAGTCAAGAAAAAGTTATCCCAACTCCAATCCAACCAGTTCCTCAATCATCTTATAAAACAAAACCAGAATCTTTAAATACAGATTCCGCTGAAGGAAGCAATACTGGATCGAACCCTCAAGCATCTAACCCAATTTCTCCAAACATAAACAGAAACGCTCCCCCAGCGGTAGTTACATCAACTATTGCAGTCAAAAATGTAGATAATAAAGCTACAACAGAAAGCATTCCTTTGGGCTTGTTGGATAACAGTGAGACTGAAATAAATAATAAAAATAATTCCGGTATTGATTTAGTAGAATTAGCATTATGGTATTTATTTGCCGCTTTAATGTTCTTATTTGCTTATATAGTGTATGATATTATTTCTGAAAAGTTAAGAGAAAGAAAACAGTTAAATAAAGTACCAGCAAAAAAGAAAGCTATAAGAACCAGAAGGAAAACTGCTACTAAAAAGAGTTCTAAAAAGAAGAAAGCACCCAAGAAAAAGGGTGTTCCTAAAAATAAAAAACTAGAAGAATATAAAAAGAAAATACCTAAAGGTATGTTTATGAAAAAGAAAAACTAATTTAGGTATCTGAAAATTTGCTTTCTCCAGTTGTATTTTCAAATTCTTTTATTAACTCTTTCCAAATTCTGCCACTATGAGGCTCGGAAGGAGCGTCATCAGTATGAATATTTCTTAATTTAAGACTACCTTTGTGTTGTCCAAACTGCATAATCCATTCATGTCCATGCTCACAATACATGGGAATTTCTATAACATCACCTCTCACCCATGAATCTTCGGTAGATTCATAATTATTATTACCATCTTTATAACTTGGTTTAAGAAAATGGACTTCATGGCTTCCACAGTCAGGGCATTGCATTAGAACAGGCATGGGATCGCCTTTAGCTTTTAGGAAATTCACCATTTTTGAAAAACCTTCATTGTAGTTTTCTGATTCACTTTCTGAGTTATAGCATTCTTGATTTAGCCTGAGTTTTCCCCAAGTTTCGTCTGAAACAACTATGGGTTTTTCTTGGATTTCTTTTTTCATAATGTGTAATTATCTTCGGAATGAAAAGGATTGATGCTTTAAAACTACATTCACGATCTATGTGGATTGTTATAAAAAAACTACAATTTGCTAAAATTCCTTTTTATTTGCGTGGTATCTTAAGGACTATATTTTGTAAAAGACATTAAAATTTAAATACATGAATTTTATTATCTTCAACAGAAGAATTATTTAAATTAAATTCATTGTATAAAAGTTTTCTCAACTTCTTTAAGGCTTTAAACTCTAACTGTCTGATTCTTTCTCTTGTAATTTTATATCTTGCACCAATATCTTCAAGAGTTTCAAAGTCTCTATCATTAAGTGCAAACCTGCGAATAAGAATAAATCTTTCTCTAACAGGTAGCTTTTTTAACAGCTTGTTTAAAATCTCTTTATTATTTGCAATTTCTACGTTTGCTTCTGGAGTGCTGGAAAAATCTGGAAGTATGTCTCCAAAAGTATCGTCTCCATCACTAGAGTCTTTGCCTACTGGTGCATCCAAATACTGAAAGGATTTTCTCGCTTCCATAATGGAAATGACTCTATCTTCAGAAGTCTTAAACTTTTCAGAGATTTCTGCTACCGTTGGTTGTTCTCCAGTTTTTTCTCTTTGGTCTTCACACCATTGAACAATTTTTGCATACTTTTGATTTGCGTGTGAAGGAACTCTTACAAGTCTTCCGTGGTTATCAAGCGCACGGAAAATAGCTTGACGAACCCAAATAGCTGCGTATGTAGAAAATCTAGCTCCTTTATCGAATTCAAACTTATCAACCGCTTTCATTAACCCTATATTACCTTCGGCAATTAAATCCATTTGATCTAATCCGAGTCCCAAATATTTTTGCGTTACTCTTACAACGAGTCTCAAGTTACTGTTAATAAGTTTTTCTCTAGCAGCTTTACCTTTTTTTCTAGTCCGTTGACCGCAGTTAGATTTATTTTTAGACCATTTTTGCATAGTCTTAAAAAGCTCTTGTTGTTCAGGCCATTTGAGTACGGGATAATTCGCAATCTCGTTGTAAAAGGCGTCCATAGACTCTCTAGCTGCGTGTGGGATTGTGTTTTCCATAATATTAAAGGTATTTCTTGTCTATAAAAAATTGTATAACGCTGTTTAATACTTTGTATTTTTTTGTATTCTTGAGTTTCTCTCTAGCTTCGATGAAACTGAACCAACCAAATTCTTGATGCTCAAAAGATAATGTAACATTCTTATTTGCTGATTCTGCTAGAAAATATGTAACTTGCTTTGGTTCTGGTGCTTGTAGTTTTTCTCCAGTGCTAAAGTTTTTAGTTATATTGTATTTAGATATATGTCTAAATCTGTGATGAATTTTTAAATCACTTAATCCGGTTTCTTCTTTCGTTTCTCTAATAGCTGCCGTCAGCGTAGTCTCATTTGATTCTACTCTGCCTTTCGGAAACTCCCAACCAAGGTCATTCTTAATCAGTAAAACCTTCGGATGATAGGGGTCATCTTCTACGATATAAGGAACTATACCAGCAGCCTTATGCTTCTTCATCGTAAGTCCTTTCTTAACAATCTCCAACGATCACTATCAATATCTTTTTTACCATCATTTATTTGGTGAATCATATCTAGCACTTCCTCAATACTATTGTAAATGTAGTGATGTGGAAGCATACCCATTATCCAAAGAGGGGTTTGAGATTTACCACCCTCCATAGAAATGAAAACAGGTTTTTTCATTCTAACAGCAGTAACAAGTTCTTCTGCGCTACCCCAACTTGCGACTTCAGGTAAAAGGTGAGCGATAATAAAGTCAGACCTATCAACAAGATTTAAATCATAACTACGAACAAGACTCATCCTTTTTGCGACATCATTATAATAGCCATGTTTCTGGCAATGATCGAGCGAGAGGCGAGTCTCTTCTCCTTCGTCCACATCTTTAATAAAAGGTTTTTTGTATGGATTAAAAACTGTAATATTTAGTTTCTCCAACTCTTCCTCGACGTAATCCCTCCAGTTGCGGCCATTAGCATATTGCATATGTCCTACAAGATAGGTTCTTGTTTTCTCTAATACTTCCATTAATTAAATTGTATAAGTTATTTATTTTAATGCAAGAAAAAAACCTCGCGGTTAACGAGGTTTGTGTATATTTATTAATATTTATAAAGTGGAGCCGAAAATCGGATTCGAACCGATGACCTTTGGGTTACAAAACCAATGCTCTACCAACTGAGCTATTTCGGCCAAAATACTTCAATGATTCTTTTTGAAACAAAATTTCTACCAGATTCAGATGTAAGGTTTACTTGTATATCTCCTGCATCAGCTAAAATGTCATTGATTATTGTTTGTAATTCTTCCTTTGTTAAGTCTAGGCCAACTGTTCCAGTTTCTCCTTTGGGGCCAACAGGAGAGCAATATTGATGCGCTCCCTCTCCAGCGGAGTTTTCGTTGACATCGAATTCACAAAGATTATCAAGGTCATTGTGTTCATAAGGCTCACTATTTAGAAAGTAACAATCTAAATAACCTTTATCATGCGTTAGTAGTTTTGATTTTTTCATAATTTATTTGACTTTTTTCTATTCATAATCACCTTGTCCATCTTCAAATTCTTCGTCACTAAAATCATTTTCCATTAACTCCATGTGTTCATGTAATACGTCTGAGATGTATTCTTCTATTTCCAAGTCTCTTTCTTTTTTAGTAACACCTTTTACATAAAGATGAGGATTGGTTTGCTTGAACCATTCTAAAAATATTTCAGGTAATTTTATTTTTTGGTTCATTATATTAACTTAACGTAACTATTTTGAAATGTTAAAAATGGTCTATTTGGGTCACTGGCTTTTTCCATGTTTATATCTAAACTTCTATCTAAATCTTTGGTAGCAAATTTAGTCAAGCCGTCCTCCTTGGGGGTGCTAAAAGTATGTATGCTGTTTTTAAGTTTTGCGTAAGTAGTTACATTAAATAATCTTGGCGTAAATTCAAAATCATCTCCATAATTTCCGCAAAAATATTCATTGTATCCCCCCGTTTTCCAGTACATTTCTTTATGAACTAAAAATGTATTCGGATGATCGTCTACCGTTCCGTCTTCGTACCAACCCTGTATGGTATTGTATGGGGGAAAATCTTCTGCTAGGTATGTCCAAAACCAATAAACATATTTTTCATGAAAAACTGGCACACGACTTTTCTCATCCGCACATCTTCCATCAGTGTAAGCTTCTTTTATTCCCAGTAACTCATTTTCCTTTATGAAATAATCTATATCCGTTCTAAGAACCCAATCATTCTTGGATTCTTTAAAAGCTATATTATTTGCTGCTCCTTGGTTCCAAGGTATATCTGCATGAATTTTATATAAACTTAGGTTAAGCGAATCAACGTAGTCTTTAGCTACTTGAAACGCTTGTTCTTTTTGAGAACCATCATCGACAATTAAAAATTCAATTTTATTTCTTACGTCTTCGCTAAAGGAAGAATACAAGTCTAAATTAAACTTTAGAGCTTCGTGTTGGTTATAAAAAGGAAAATATATTGTAAAATTTTTCATTAAGTATTTTTTCCAAACACTTCATTTGATTGTTGGTTCACTCTAACAAATGTGGCGCACTTTGGCATATCTTTTATTTTTTTAGCCCCAATATAAGTGCAAGTAGAGCGCACCCCGCCAAGAATATTTTCCACAGTATTTCTAATAAGTCCACGATGTTTTATCCTTATCGTTTTTCCTTCTGAGGAACGATAACTAGCAACACCCCCGTGATGCTTATTCATGGCTGTGTCAGAACTCATACCATAAAATGTTTTATACTTTTCCCCATCAATTATTTCTTCTTCCCCCGCTGACTCCGTGTGTCCAGCCAGCATACCGCCCAGCATAACAAAATCAGCCCCGCCCCCAAAAGCTTTGGCAATATCACCAGCGCAGACACAACCGCCATCAGCCATAATATGACCGTTAAGACCGTGAGCCGCATCCGCACATTCGATAACCGCTGAGAGTTGGGGATAACCGACACCAGTTTGTATGCGAGTAGTGCAGACACTCCCGCCACCAATACCAACTTTGACAATATCTGCTCCACTTAATATAATTTCTTCAGTCATCTCTCCTGAGACAACATTACCAGCTATTATAATGTGATTGGGATATTTATCTCTAACCTTTTTTACGAACTCACAGAATTTAGCAGTATAACCATTTGCAGCATCAATACAAATAAATTTAAGCCAAAAAAACTGACGTAATATAGTATCCAAATAATCCAAGTCTTCATCTTTTATACCGCAAGACACAACCATGTGGTTGTAAATTCTATTGTGTGAACATCTTGAGTCTGGATCGTGTTCCCAAACCGTGCCTTCTCTTTGTTCTGGGAACTTGTAAACTCCATAACCGTTCATTTTATGAAGCCACTTTTCTAAGTCAAAGTGTTTACTCATGCAGGTAAGCATATGATGATTAGCAAGAGCTTTCGCCGTTTCAAACGTACCAACCGTATCCATGTTTGCCGCCACAATAGGCACACCTTTCCAAGTGGCTGTTTCTGTATTTGGAAACGTAAACTCACGCACAAGATCGACTTCACTACGGGAAGTTAAAGTAGAACGCTTCGGGCGGAAAAGAACATCTTTATAATCTAGTTTTATTTCTGATTCAATTCTCATTATAAACCTAACTCTTGAAAAATATCATATTCACACTCTATGCCAAGCATTTGTTTGAGTTTATTTATGTGGTTTAACTCAAATTTAGGTACTATATGATTAACAACTTTTTGAGGCCAAGCTTGTGGAGTTTTCGCTAAGACCTCTTCTTTGTAAGTCCAACCTACAGACCACGCTGTTTCTTTATTTATGTCAAACCCATACAAAACAAATACATCTGCTCGCACATGACCCTCCTCCACTAAAAGATTATTAGGTATTTGAGCAGCTTTAACATCTATCTTTCCAACTTTAGGAAACTGTAAAAAATCTTTTCCTCCGTCTCCGTCTACTTTTAAGGATTGATCGACCTCAACGCCAAAATCTTCAGCGAAAGCGAACTCACCGACTAATCCAACAAATTCATAATACCAAGGAGAAGCGGTTAAACCTGTTTTTTTAGAAAGTAAAGGTCTATGAGAAGATTGACCTTCGTGTAGGCCGTGCCTTTCTTTTGCTATTTTTTCGATTTTTTTAAAATCTAAATTCATTCGTATTTTTTTCTCATCGTTTTCAAATACGCTTCGTGCATTCTGATGTGAACCGGATGTTCGGGGCAATCTCCGTTTATTAATTCAGCATCACAAACCTCGCATCTACCAGTTTTTTTAGTTCTTTTATTTGTCTCGACACTCCAAGGTTTATCGCCAAGAACTTGTTTCTCTAATTCTAAAATAGTTTTTTGCTTTTCCTCTTCAGTCATACTTGAAGTATATTAAGTTTTTCTTTTGTTTTCTTTGCAAGTTCGCTATCTGCCCATACACCACCAAGTTCAGGTATATATTTATTACGTTTTTTAGAATTTTCTGATACAGTAATTACTCTTAAGTTATCTTGATGGTGCGCTCCCCCAATGGATAAAGGTATTATGTGGTCTACGGCATACATTCTTTTCCCTGCTTTCGCATTCAACTTAACAGCTTCTTCGTAAAATTTTTCAATTTTTTTATAATCCGATGATGGCAACAATACATCACCGTACATTTGTACCACGCGACATTTACTTTTGATGGCGGCGATTTGGCCTTTATTGTCAGGATTATCTCTGTATTCTTTTGATTTTAATCTATAGTGATCACGTTTCTTCGAGCGATTTTCCCTACCCTTTCTACGGCAGTGATCTATGTTTTGTTGATACCATTTAGCCTTTCTGGCTTTTATTTGCTCGGCGGCTGGGCCTTCTCTATACTTTTTATCAGTGATGGCTTTCTGTTTTTTAACTTCTGGATCGCTTCTGTAAATTTTAGCTTTTCTTGTAAGTTCTTCTTTATTTTTTTCGTAATAATTTCTGCTTACTTCTCTGCATTTCTCTTTATTCGCCTCTCTCCACTTTTTATCTTGTTTGGCTTTACATTCTCTGCAAATTCTAGTTTTTCTACCGCTTGCACTAGAATTTTGTTCGGTAAGCTTTACATCGCATTTTTTGCAACTTAAATTTTTCATTTTAAATAATTCCGAATAATCTTAAAAGAATAATTACCTGAAGCGCAACTACAATAGTAGAACAGGCAGTACGAACAACCTGCATTAGATAATTATATTTCTGAAACTTTTTGTTAAGATAAGGAAGGTATCCACCAGCCTCTTCTATGTCTCTTTGTTTCATTTCATACGGCGTGGTCATGATAAAAGTCACTTTCTATCTTAGAAAATTCTTTGTCATTAATCGCTTGCTTCCAAAACGGAACAAAGTCTTGACTTTTTGTTGATCCTTTGCGTAAAAACTTTTTTGCAAAATAGGCTCCCACATAATCTCCCTGATCGACGTACTTCAAGAATTTACCGTAAATATATTTAGCTGACTCTTCTTTATCTGAGTAATAAGGAAGAAGCTCACATTGGTATTCGTTTGATTTATTCATAAATTTAAATAATTATTCTTCTTTATTGTTTTTACTGCTATTGCCTTTTTCTTTGCTCCAATGGTTCTTGGTGTTATGTTTGGCGCAAAGCTCATCCCACCAATCAGTTTTTTTAACCTTCTCTGGGTTATTCATAGAAGGCTCAAATCTATGTTTATATTTACCTGTCAGGTTATTTCCACTAGAATCACTCATATTAGTTATATTTTAGCTGTTTTTTATATTTAGTCAATATCTTTAACTGTTCCATCCTCACCAATTTCTAATCCACGATGACGCTCCATTTCTTTAGCGTCCATATACCAGCTTTTACTAAAACTAGGAACGGTTTCGGGGTGGGATTGTTCGTCCTGCCTTTGCCATTCTTGTTCAATGAAGGATTTTACATCACATCTCTCAAATGGATTGCAACACATCCTGTAAACTTCATCTAGTATTTCTTTGTCAGTCATTTTATTTCCACTCCAATGCCTCACTTACTGTCGGAAAGTTTTCTATAAAAACAGCTTTAACTGCTTCAGCTATTTCTCTATGCTCTTTCTGAGTGTTTTCTTCAGTTCTTAAATCAATGTAATGAATCCAGCTACGAATAGAACCATTCATATACATTGTAGTTTGAGTATTAAGGGGTAAAATCATTCTAGCGCATTCTTTTGCTACTCCAGCGGCGATAAGCTGGTCGTACATTTGTTTGCTTCCCTCTAAAAATGCCGCCGCCATTTTGTTAAAATATTCGTCCTGAACTATTTCAGAACTACTTTGCCTATTCTTTTCTGCTGGAGCGCGTAATTCCAAAGGCTCCATCTCAGTAGCTTTACTATAACGCTGGCTAAACTCTTGAAAACTAAAGCTACGATGCCTTAAAATTTGAGCAGCAATAGCTCTGCTGGTTTGAATTTCAACGCACATATTTGCCAACTCAAACGGCGACCAATGCTTGTGTTTAATTAAGAACCTCAGAAGCCTTGGGGCGGTTTCCGTGTTCATTTGGTTAGTTGGATTAGAAACCCTAGCGCAATATGCAATAATATCTTCTGCGTTATCAATGCCTTCGACTTCGGGTTTTGTTACTGAAACTAATTTAACATTCATTATTTTGTTTTTTTCTGGTGATGCCGAAATGTTTTCTCATCCAAGCTATTTGGTTAGTGGTTTTATTATTAAAGAACATTCTTTTTAGTTCAACAGTGGAATAATCTGCGCCGTGAATTAATAATAATTCGCGCTCTTCATTTGACCATACTGGGGGCTTTTTGAGGCCCATTTGCATTTTCTTACTTTTTATCTGTATCGGAGTTTTTGTTGTTATAAACTTTTCGCTTATTTCTCGTTGGTCGTAGTCTTTCCAAACGCTTAGGAGAGTCTCTACCTCTTCTGGAGTCCAAATTTGATGAGGCTGTGGTATTCCTTGGCGAGTTTTTCTACCCTTTTTTAAGCCAAGCTCTAATCTTTTTGCGCTAATACCTTTTTCTGGATGTCGATGTTTTAGCTTGATCACCATTTGTTTGTCTGTGATCTTCTTGTAAAATTTTTTGAGTATCTCAATTTCTTTTGGCTTCCATCCGTGGATAGACCAATACTTTCTTAAAGCTAAATGACCTTTATTGTTTTTCACTAATTATTTTTTATTTGTTTTTGAAGGTTAAATTTTTTAATCAATCTAGTTAATCCAATAATTTCAATTCCAACTTGAGTGTTTACTTCGTCCGTGTCTATCGAAATCATGTTATTTTGCTTATCGGAGTAAACCATTACTGTTCCAACTTGCCCTTGTGGGGGCGCAACATAAATATACATAGAGTCAGTTTCTTTATCGTAACTGATTCTATTGTTGAAATCGTATTCCAAATACTTACCGTATCCGTCTGGGATTTGGACTTTCACTTAAAAGAGTTTAGCATTTCTTTTAAAAAAGTCAAGAGCATTCTACTTTAGAATAATTTGTATAAGGCTTTTTTGAAACCCAGCTAATCTGTCTACCTGTGTCACCGTTAAACCAATAATTAGCTACTTGTGTCTCTGTTGGCTGACATGACTCATAATCAAGATTATCATAATCAACATAATAAATGTCGTAAATGGAGTCTATAATTTTGGTGTCATCTTTGGTTTTAGCATGGGCATCAATAAAGTTCTGAGCTTCCTCAATACTTGCAAAGTGCAACTTGCCGCCGTCCATAAAGCCGTAGTAAGAGCTTTCTTTCTCTTCTTCGAGAGTCATGTATTCTCTTTGGTACGCAAAAGAACCTGTCGAATTGGTGCTGAAAGTCCACTCGCCTTGCCCTCGTTCGTAACAATAAACTCTATAACTCCACATTCTGTGTGGGTTAGTAGTTGTACCTGTTAACACTCCTTGCGGCTCTTCGGCTGGAGAAGGTAGGGAGCTTGCAGCAACGGCTGCGCCAGTGGTTTTTATGAAATCTCTTCTATTCATTTTGATTCTTTATATTTTTAATATAATATTTAGCACAAAGAGCTATTGCTACTAGCACGGTCATCCATATTACTAAATTCTCTACATCTATTCTCTTCTCGGTGTTGATTTTTGTAGAAACTTTTTTAGTAGATTCTACTTTTTCGGGAACCTCTTTTTCTTTTACTATACCTATTGATTTGCCTACCTTGCTTAAAACAGAACAAGAAACAAATAAACAGGCCATTATGATTAAGATTATTACTTTCTTATTCATTACTTATTTATTAAGGACTTTTTAACGATTTGTTTAGCTTTATTTGCGGTGAACCATTTACCAACCGTTACCTTTTTCTTTTCTACGTTTTTATAATTCTTGAAAAAGTCTCTGGATACCTCAAGCCAATCGTCTTTCAAATCTCTGATATGGTTAACTGATTCTATAAACGTAGGAACTCCGATTATCTTGTAATCTTTTTTTCCGTTCTCGGTCATGTCAAGACCGCCAATTATTTTGCATTCTGAAACGCATCCAGTAGTAAAAGAAAACCTACTATAAATAATAATATCAAGAGGATCACCATCATCAGCTTTTGTTTGCGGCACGAAGCCGTAGTTAACAGGGTAGCGCATTGCGCTAATTAAGCATCTATCTACTTTAAAAATATTTAAGTCTGGAAGATACTCATACTTTACATTTGTGTCTTTAGGTATTTCTACAACGCAATTTAAAATATCTGGGAAGCGATCTCCCAAAGGAATATCAAAGTAATTCATTGTAAATAAAATTTGCTATGGCTACATCTTCAATAGCTATCCCCGTTGAATCAAATACTGATATACCTTTATCTAGCCGCATGGACTTATGGTTATTGATTAGGTGTTTTAAACGATTGATTTGTAGGTGAGGCCACTCATTGTATTGTAATTCTCCAGAATGTAATGCTTGTTCTGTATCATCACAAATGACGTTTGCAGAACCGTCAATTACATTTGTCATTAGCTCTCGTTTACCTTCTGCGTCAGCACCAACAGCGTTAACATGACAATCACTTTTAAGATCAAGTATATTTAGATAGCCCTCAGTCGAAGGCGTGAGCGTGGTTATGACATCAGCGTGTTTGACTGTATCTTCAACATTGTCATTATAGCCCCACGCTTGCGCGATGTTCTCTCTCCCAATCCATTTATGAAGTTTTTTCATAGCATCCCTATTTCGGTCATAGGTTTCCACGGTCATATTCATGTGTCCGAAAACAGACTCATAAGCCTCAATGTGATATTGAGCTTGCAAGCCGCATCCGATAAACGCAAACTCTCTAGCTTTTGGGGCGCAGTATTTGGTTGCGATAGCTGAAGTGGCAGCGGTTCTGTAAGCGGTAAGGGTTCTGCAATCCATTGCTACGAGCGTTTCACCAGTACGCCTATCACTTAAAACCAGCGTTCCATGTATAGTATGCTTTTCTTTTTGCCAGTTGGAGGGGAACACGCTAATCCATTTTAAAGCTGCGTAATCGCCCAACGCCGCTGGCATTGCTCTGAAGTCTCCCCCCCAACCATTAAGGTAGGTTTTCGGGATCATCTCAGCGGTAGAATCAAGGAAGGCAGATTCAATCGCTTCAATAATCCGAAGCCATTTATTTTCTAGTAAGCTTTTTACTTCAGTGTCACTTAGATACCGCATTTGTACCGTGCCTTAAATCAAAAATTTGATCATTTAACCTAACCAGTTCTGTTTTCCAGTATTGATTTATAACGTCTACTTGATTTTCAAGCATAACATTGTAAGATTTTTGACCATTATACATTGACTTCCAGTGTTCGATTGCCATGCTTCTTGAGATCGTATTGGCTGTAAAATTCTCCTGTGAAGTTTTATTCATTTCCTCCAGCTTTTGCTGTATATCTTTATCCATCTGATTATGAAAATAATAATTCATAAACATCATTCCGATGCAGAATAAAGCTAAAAAAATGTAAAATCTTTCTTGAATTGATAGCTTGTTAATGTCCATAGGTATAGAATACTATTTCTTTTAAAAAAGTAAAGAAATATTTTTACTCAGGCTTTCTATGTATTTCTGAAGGAAGTAATTCGTGGAATTGCCACTCTTGCTTTTGGGATTCACTACCTTGGCCCTTTTTCTTTGGCTCGCCTTTTTCGCCAGCCTTGCCTAATTTCTGGCCCTCTTTCTTTTCGAATTTACCCATAACAGGTTGTCCTTGTCTTAATTTTTTCATTACTCCTTTAGCAAGTTTTTCATGCAGTTGCCTGTTGTATTCTAAACTGTATAGTCTAGGTTCAATTCTGTCTTTACTGTAACCAAAGAATCTCGCTAAAAAATTATAATCTGGAATTTCAGAAGACTCTAACAATACATATATTTTTCCGTCAAACTCAGTAGCTTTATTTGGTTCTTTTACTATGACCCAATGAAGCAAAGCCTTTTCTGGCATTTCTTTTTGTGAAGCTGGCCAACCTAAAAAAGTGTGTATGCTAGTCCAAAAAATAACAGTGAAAATACAAAACACAGATATGCAAGATGTTTTTATATACCATTTGACTTTGGACTCAGTAAGTATCCAAAAACTTAAACCTCCAAACACTAATAATAAAATTGGTAATGCTATATTCATTGTATTAATACTCCGTTTATGTCTCTATACATATAACTCGCATGGAGATAAGGCATTCTATTCATGATTCTAACTTTCATCCTGAAGTCTCCCAGCTTCATAACCTCTTCAATATTTCTAGTGCTAACTAAGTTAGACGCATTAATTGGTGAGCCAAACGCGCTATCTACAACATTTAAATTTGCTACGCCTTGATTAGTTGTGTTAACCTCGCCTTTAATAAAATAATTGCCATACATCTCCGCGAACAAAAGACGATCAAGTGGATTGTAACGCCTCACTCCAGAATTGCTGCTATGCTGGTTAGGCTGATCCGCTAGAAAGACTAACTTATTTGTGTCGGGGTCAGTATACGACCTGTTCATAAGCATACTCTCTATAACGAAAGGCTGTTTAGCACTAAGACCAACCCTGTCGTTAGAGGTATAAGGATAAACCCAAAAAGTATCTACGGTGCTAACTTTTTTACCGTTAATAGTAACCGAACCAGTTTCTGTAACTAAATAAGGCGTACCTAAAGTATAAGGTTTAGAAGTATTAGAATTACTATCAAAGCCTTTTTGTCTAGGGTTATTGCCATCAGGGTTTGGTACAAACTCGTATGGCTTTACAACTGGGTTCCATAAAAATCTAGGAACCGCCTGACCCTCAACCTCGGTTAATGCAGTAAATAATAATAAAATTATTAACACCACATTCATTACCCGTCATCTCCTATGGCTTCAACGGGACAATTTTCCATTGCTTCTAAGCAAGCGTCTGCCTCACCTTGCTCTGTTGGCTGTTTGTAAACGTAAGAGTATCCGTCTTCGTGATTGGTGAAATTATCTGGTGCTAATTCGCGGCAAAGATTACAGTCAATGCACTCTGTATCAACATAAAACTTACCCTTTACATTATCCTTATATTTATCTTCTTTTGTTGCCATTGTATTAATTATAGGAATTAAGACAATAATAAACAAATAAATTACCTAAACATCTTTTAATTTTTTAATATCATAGCCATCTTCTTCAACTATGCCCTTTTCAAGTAGCTCTACAAAATAATCCCCAAGACCTTTTTGGCTCACGCGCTTGCGGCCTTTCTCTTTTTTATATAAATCATCAAATGCTTTATTTGTATCAAAGGTTATCGAGCAAGTTCCATCTGGGTTATCTTTGACTTCACGAAGATAGATTTGCGGAAAATTACTATTCTTCATAGTCTTTAAATTCTATTTCAGAGGCCACAAGAACTGGCGTGTCTTTTATGTCTCTCAATATTTGCTCCACTTGTTCTATCGTTTCTTCCTCGGTTTCTCCAATGATAGTAATTGCGTCTTCGGTGTAAGCATAAATACTACCGTCTTTGTTGTAAAAGACTTCATGTACGCCATGCCAAATGGTTCCATTCTTTTCGTGTTTTATGATTCTATTGTTCCACATTTTTCCTTTTTAATCCCGTCGAATTCCACGGGTTATATTTACTTACGTCAAGCATTTTACCAAAATGGGCCATATTCACCCCAAATAGATTCTCCTGTTATCAGGCTCCATATCAACACGAACGCGAAATAAATAATAGCGGCTATAACGGGCAAGGCTGGTATTAAGACGGTAATGCCAATAACAACGAGAATGATAATAAGAATTGCAGATAGAATATCTTTAATCATTTTTTTACCAAGGGGTTATTTTATATCCTAATTGATTAAACAGTAAATTCAACAACCATAATATTAATATATATATTGGCAACTCTATTAAGAACTGCTTCCATACGGGTTGTTTTAATTTCCAAGTCTTAAACTTATTTGGCTTACTGGCTCCTACTTTTTTATCTACTTTCTTAGTTAAATAAGATACAGCGTTATCTTGAAAATCCTTTATCCATATTAATGGCTTGAGCAATAATTTAAGTATCTTCACTTGATATATTTTTCAGGATTCTTTTTAAATTTTTTGATACAAGGAGCGCAGCAAACCGAGTAACTTTTACCTTCGTGTTCAAAGCTAACTGGCTTTCCCATTGAACCCAGCTTGTTACCCGTAACCACACAAACACCTTCTTCGCATCCTAAAAATGCAAAGCTAATAATAATTAAAAATAATTTATTCATGACTTTAATGTGGTGATATTCCATTCTTTCTATAATACTCTCTATGGAAGCTGTCTATTTGATAATTATATTTATCAGTATAGTGGCCTTTGTAATTGTTGATTCTAACAGGTTTTTTCTTCACGGGTTTTTGAGCGACCTCACTAGAGGCACAACCTATACCAAAAGCAATCAATATTAAAAATAATTTATTCATCATCAGAAATAGTATCCTGTTTTTTCATTATATCAAGCATTTCTTCAGCGTGGTGCATCATCAAATCTCTCTCCGACTCTGCTTCATTAACTCTTTCTAGCATCGCCCAAACGCCAATTATTAGACCGAATGAAGTTGCAATCAGAATTGCGATGATCATTTTCTCATCTTTATTTGGTTTAATAAAGTGCATTATAAGTTATTGATTATAATAATTTTCTTTCAGGTGAACCAAATGGATGCTGATATACTTCGACATATTTACCAAAATTTTCCATATTTTCTAACCAATCAGATTGAGATTGTTTCCATGCTTCATTGCAGATTTTAGCATAAGTTCCTTCGTTTTTGTTTATTTTTTTAATTAGGTCAATCATTTCGTCTCCTGTTGAGAATTTAAACTTAGCGTTTTCATAAGGGTCTAAATCCTGACAAATATTAGGTAGACCTAAAGCGTTGCATTCTTTAAGTTTTATGTCGCTTTTTGCTCTATTAAAAGCATTATCAAACAAAGGAGTGACAACTAATGAAGGCATTAGGTTTGATATTAAATAAGGAAAATCATATATATTGCAATGCTCATACAACTTTATCTTACCTTCTGAAACAAAGCTTTTTAGTCGTTCTGGTATGCAACCACCAAGGAATACCCAATTAAAATTATTTACTGTTTTAGCAATTGATTCTGTTATATGACTGTAATCATCTATTTGATTGTTTCGATTTTTCCAATCAAAATGAGACGAACTTCCGATAAAAAGCACTAAAGGCTTTCTTTTGTGTTTCCTGTATCTAAGATTTGCTATTTGAGGGCTATAAAATCTGTCTAACCAAAATCTAGGAACATAATTTGGAAGAACTGTTACGTTTTTATTTCCAGTAATATTTTTGTAAAAATCAGCCATAAACTTACTTGGCACAGTAATTTCATCGCATCTCTGCATTATAGAAATAAAATTATCTTTATACTGTTTAAAGTATTCTTTAGAAAGATTCCATTTGGGGATTTCTTCAAAATCAATTATGTCATCAACGTCATAAACTATTTTAAATTTTGCATGTACTTGTACCTCTTTTAAAAAATCAAAATATTCTACCTGTTCGTCAGTTAAAAGTCTTTGTACTCTTACTGTAGTAACGTCTTTGTAGTACGCTCCATGAACGAGCGTCATCTCCATAGAATGTACTTGAAACGCTGCGTTTGTCGATCTTGCATTAATTATTGAATTAGGCCACAGCATTCGATAATGACCACATGCCGATCTGTCTCCAACGGTTGCTATGTTTTTTATGATAGGGGATGTGCTCATTTACAAATTAAAAAGATCAAGTAGTTGGCAAAAAGTTATTTCCGCAGCGCAATCAGTATTTAATACATGATCTGGTGAGCCTATTTCAAAGTTATTTACATGATACTCTTTTCTTAAGTCTCTGCTGGATTGTAAAAAAACTTCCGTAACTTGATTGTTGTTATTATTTTTTAGCTCTTCTCTTAAATGTTCATATGGATTAACAAGACACATTATAACGTCAGACCCTTTTTGGACAGGGCGACCTTTAATTAAATTCTTATCTTCACCTTTGCAATAGATGGCGCACCATTCTTCTCTTGATCCTTTTTTATTTAAATAAGTTGCTACTGCATTCGCATTGCGTATGTTTTCTTCTCGACCTTTTTTACCGTAATTATCATTTGTAAACATACCTCTAAACTCGTCTCCATCGATAACAAAAGGTGTATTAAGGTAATTCGCCAGCATGTTACCTAAAGTAGTTTTTCCTGAAGCGGGTTGTCCGTATATTGAGTAAATCATTTAAACCATTCCTTAAATATATTATATACAACAAATTTTAAATTCTTCCATTCTTTTAGCCTTCTGATGCAATAGGGAAGCCAATCAGTTCCAAACGGAACATAGACTCTAACTCTACGGCCTTCATCTTTATAACGTCTTTGTAAATCTCTTCTTATGCCGTAAAGAAACTCATAGTCATAATAGTTAGGGTCTGGTATTAAATCTATAATATCTTCCAAAAGCTTTTCGTCATGAGTACCAACAGCAGGTTTGTTTGCTTTGTGAGAATACAGGTTTGCAGAATGATTAAAAAACGAAGCACGTATTGATTCAGGGGTTTGGTATGAAATGTCTTTCGACTCTTGATAAGCACCCTTAACCAACCTGACAGAAACACCTTTGTCAATAAGTATCTTTAAATCGTCCTCAGTTCTAAACAAGTTTGCTTGAATTGCTACCCCGCAATTACCATGCTTTTCGTTCACAGAAATAGCGAGGTTACGAGTTAAATCTGTTGTTGAAGAGTCCTCCATATCCAAACGAATTGTATGACCTACTTTAGCGGCTCGTTTAGCTAAATTATGTAAAATTATAAAAGCAAGATATGGATGAACATTGAGTCCGACTTGAGAAGGCTTTATCGAAATATCAATCTTACGGCCTTCGAACTCTTTAATTATGTTACAGTATTGCTTGTAAGCCTTTCTAGCCTGAGAATAAGTTTTGCTATTTTCTCCAATATAATCTACCGAAACTTCATAACCGTCGTTTAATAAACGCAATATTTCTGATTTAGCTGACTCAAGATTATCGCCAGCTATAAACCTTTTCGCCAATGGATATAAGAAAATCATTTTTCATCTTAATTATTGTATACCGTTTCTTAAAAATGCTTCTAGCTCATTCGTTTCAACAACCTCTGCTCCGCTATCTGTAACAAAACGAAATGCGGTTTTTTCCTGACCAGTGGATTCAAAAATAATATCTTTTGATAAAATTTGCTTATATGGTTTTACTTTTATTAATTTAACAGTGCATTTAACGGGTTCTTGATCTTTTTTCAAGTAAACATGAACAGTGACGATGTTTTCTCCAGCAGTGACACCTCTAAAAGATACCACCTCTTCATGGAGTTGTATGATTTTTCCTTGGGTATCTTTAGGTAATTGATTGTTTCTTCTTCCTAAAGCGTCATGGTCTAAGCTTATTAAACTACCTTCTCCACCTTCTCTTCTATTAAAGGAAACTATGTGGCCTGAAGCAGATTGAACGTATAAGTCTAAGTCATCAAAACTTTTTCCATCCCAAGTTAGAACCACCTCGTATAAAACATTCGGAGGTCTAACTTTTGTTTTTTCTTCTTCTGTCTTTAACAAAAAAAGAATTGCAACCAACATCAACAAACAACAAAATAGTACGTCGATAAAAGGTCTGAATGAAAAAAACTTTTTCATATTAACTATTCATAATATCCGAGTCAGCTTTTCTGTAAGAGTTTTTGACTTTTCCTCCTCTAACCATTTTTAAGAACATATTAACACGAGCCATAGCCCAACCGCCGCGAGTCATTCCGGGTCTGTGGCTTTGAGAGAAAGCTCCCGCTCCCCTTCTGTAGACTTTCTTCAACTGACCAAGGGTAACTTTCTTTTTGTATTTTTCATTATGCTTCTTAACTTTTTCTTTTAAAGATTTAATAACAGATTCTGAGAAAGTAATCTTCCCGCCCTTCTCTCCAGCACTTCCGGGTTTATTTTTTTTAGAACCTTTTTTTCTTTCGCTTGGCTTGGATGGGGTTTGCGCTCCTGATTTTGGACCCGGTCTTTTGGCTTCTATTAAGTCGTTTACATCCATGACCTCTAAATATTCTTCGAGAGACATTTCATAATTGCTCTTAGCTTTTTTAAGTTGGTCTGAAGTTGGAGCACCTTTATCTCCCTTCTTACGCATTTTTTCTCCAGAGCCTCTTTTAATTCTCTCTCTCTTTTTGTGGATGTTTTCCCAAAGGCTGGCGTCATCTTCTTCCTCCGGTTCTTCTTCTTTGCCTTCTTTACCTTTCTTTTTGTCTTCGATTTTTTTCTTAACTATTTTTTCTTGCAAGGCTTTAGGTAAGGTCTTCTGCTCTTTAGTTAGTATCGCCTCAGACTCTTCGCACTCCAAGCACTGGTCTGTTACTTCTTCCTCTACGAAAGCAAGAGAAGGATTGATGGTTAGTAATTCATTATGATCGAATAAAGTTTCTCCGTCCCAAGCATATTCCTCTTCAGAGCCTTTTACTTTTTTACCAGCCCTCCACTGATAACAAGACCAGTAGCGAGCTTTCCATTTGGGGCCGGGATTCGAACAGTTGTGTCTAGCTCTAAAACTTTTTCTACGAGCTGGATCGTCTCGTTTAATCTCCATATTAGGATCACCAAAGTTTACCTTTACGACATTACCCTTTTCGTTCTTTACATAAACGGAAAACTTTTTCGGGCCGTCTGGGGTTCTAAATGGTTTGTTTAGAGTTTTGTTTTCCTTGTTGGCTACGATTTGCTCTGTAAAATCAATCTCTTGCTCGTTTCTATTTTTCATTTTTTGAATCCAGTTTAAATTTTAAAATCATAAGTTGCACTTGCAGTGGCAAGCTAAATACGATGCCACAAACTGTTGTATAAAATGCGGTGTTTAATCCCTCTTTTAATCCAGCTACAATCTGACTAGTTTGCAAAGAAGAATCTAAATTACCTTCGGTAGCTATAACTAAACCTATAATTGTTCCCAACAAGCCTAAAGAGAAAAAATGCTCGGCTGCAAACCAGCCAACTTGCGCTCTTTTTTCCAAAAAGTCTTTAGCTTCTTGCTCTTTTTTTTCGTTTATCTTATCAGCTAAGTAGCAGAGTCTACCAATATATCCAGACACTATGACGTATAAGGATATAATTAGTATCGATATACGTGACAAGTCGTTTTCAATTATTCTGGAAATGATGTCCTTCTGTTCTGCGAGAAAAACAGAAGTTAAAATAACAGAGTTAAGTAAGAACCACTTGGTAAAGGTTGTCATAATATACTAACTATATTACACAACTTTAAGGACGTTTTCTAACTTTCGTGGTATCTTTTGGCTTCTTCGTAGTCTGAATAATGGCTTCTAGGCTGATCTTTGTCGGATATACGAGGAGGCATGAATTTTCCGAAGATTTCCCTCTGTCTTTTACAAGTAAGGTGTTCGTATGTTTCTGTGCGAGCTTGAGCGTTGGCATCCATTTCAGCCTGTCTTTTCTGGCATTTTATGAAATCTTCTTCTTTTTTAACTTCTTCAAGGTATAAACCGAAAATCCTGTTAACTCTTGGAGTGTCGGGGGCAACCCACCAAGTAAAACGAAAAAGTAATTTAAATAAAAAAAGCCTCATTTTTCCTGTTTTAAGTTATTTATTTCAAATTTTAACTTCTCAATAGTTTGCTCTGAATCTTTTATTTGCTGCTTGAGCTTTTGATTTTGTGAGAATGTTTCGTTGTATAGGTTAGTCATTGTTTGTGAAGTCTTATTGGCTCTTTCAACTTGAGTATTTATTTCTTCATCTAATTTTGTAAAATTCGACTTTTGCCATAAGAAAAAACAAACTAAGATTGTTAAAATTAAACTTAAACAGGTTAAACTATGTTTTTTTCTAGTATCTTCAGACATTAATTATTATTTGGTGAAGGCCAAATAAATTCGAATATTTATTCAAGAAATTAATGGGTAGGAGGATTCTCATTTACCTCCATCGTTTTGGGGTCACAGCTTGAGTTTTCAAGTCAAAACCCTACTTTGAGCCAACCCTCATCGGCCCCCAGACTTGGTGAGTCCTGCCAATGAACATTGCACGTTAACTGCCGCGACAGCAGTTTATTCCGTCATACCCTTTGTCGCTCCGTCGAGCAACAAAATTTTACCGCTTGCACCTTTTCGGCTGAATAAATAGTAGCACGCACAGCGACCAACTGTTATTATTTTTTTACCTTTATGGTAATTCCCTTTATGGGAAAACTATCTACTCGTACTTTGCATCCCAAGATGCAAGCAAATTATTTTAAAGAACAAAAATTTTATTTCCTTCTAGGAAAAGTTTTAAATGATATTGCTTGGGGAGTGGTTCCTTAGTTTTTGAGTCAAAGAATCTAAAGCCATTTTCCTTGCAATTATCTACATACACTTGTTGTTTCCATTTTGGTCTTGGGGCTTTCTTTTGCTCCAAGCTGTTAACCTCATTTAAATCAACCGCACCTTTAAGCCACCCAGCATTTTCAACCCTCTCGAAAGTCATGCTAAAAGCGTGACTCTTTTTTAGTCTTTGCTTTTTATTTCTAGCGTATCCCTCCTTAAAGCCCTTAATCTGTATGGACTTTTTCTTTGGGATGTATTTAGCTATTACGTTCACTTCAATTAGTATAGTGAATCTTTTAAAAAAGTCAACTGCTTTTTTTATTTTTTTTAGCACGGTCTTTGCAACCGCAATCAATGCAGCACTTTGATTTTTTGTTCTGCAACCAAGGCTTTCTTGGGCCAAATATTGCGTCGAAGTTTTCGTCAAACTTTTCCTTATCAACTGGTCTTGGTTTATCTCCTTTTCCTGCGCTCATTAGTATTTCTTTTTAAATTTTTTAAATTTACCCGTGGCTGCTCCACGATCTTTTTTACCAAAAATCTCATCATAATTAGGATCAAACTTACCTTTGTTTATCTTACAATGATTGCCTTGCGATTCATACCAGCCCTCGTCTCCTGTAACGCTGTCTCTGCCGTATTCAAATCTAGCTTTAGCATGATCTTTCATGTATCTTCTGGTTTTTACTGCTACTTTATCTCCACCAGTATCCTCAGTCCATCTGTATGCTACTTCAGTCGCGGTTTCAGAATGCTTTTCTGCTCTAGAAATTTGTTTACCACTTTTCTTGTCAAAATGAGATGTACGAGGTGGGCCAGCAGAAAGATTTTCCCTTTTGTTTCGGTGTTTCTGCTTGGCGTCCACTGGTTTTTTATTTCTTTTCTTCGCCATATTTTAAATTCTCCTCATTAATCCAATCTTCTAACTTTATTGTAGGCTGATAGCCTAGCATTTTTCTAATTTTTGATATGTCAGCTAGGGTTTCTCTGACTTCTCCAATTCTTTCAGGGATATGCTTATATTGACCGCCTATCATATTGCAAATATCTAGAACAGAGTAGCTAGTTCCTGATCCCACATTAAATATTTCTCCGAAGACTTGATCATCATTAGTTTCCAAAGCCAAGATATTTGCTCTAACAACATCACTTACATTAGTATAGTCTCTAGTTTGTAATCCATCTCCTACCACAGTCATAGGCTCGGCATTCGCCTTCTGTCTGTAAAAAATCCCAATAACTGGGGCGTATTGCCCCTTCAGGGGTTGCCTTTGACCATAAACATTAAAATATCTAAATGTAATTGTTTTTAAACTATATAAATCATTATACATTTTACATAAGTCTTCTGCTCCTGATTTACTTACGGAATAAGGATTCAAGCAGTCCTTTCTCATGTCTTCTCTTAAAGGGCATTCGTTTTTTAAGCCATACGTCGAAGACGTTGAAGAGAAAATAACTCTATCAACACCATGAATCTTCGACATTTCCAGTATATTTGCTGTGCCTTTAAAATTTACATCACAACAAAGTAGGGGGTTTTCTATTGTGGTTTGTATTCTGGATTTTGCCGCCAAATGAAAAACTACATTGGGGGAAAAAGATTTAAAAATATCATTTATTTTTTCTTCATTTAAAATATCAACCTTATGATAAGAAGCTTTATCATTGTAGTAGAATTTATTATTAGACACAGCAGACAAATCATCAATTACTTCAACCCTATGCCCCGAAGATACTAAATCATCTACTAAATTACTCCCTATAAAACCACAACCACCTGTTACTAATGCTTTCATATATGTGTAATATAATATATGAATTTAATTGTTGTTTCTAGTTTATCTTGTGATGAAGGGCTTTATTTTAGATATATTACAATGATTGCTAAAAAAGAGCTAGATTTTGATGTACTTTTGGAGGCTCAAAAAAACGATGTAGATCACTATTTTAATACATTAAAAAAGCATGGATGGTATGATTTCGTTGACGACTTCATTGAACCAGAATGGAATATAGATGGCGTAAGGATAGATAAAGAGTTGAATTATCCCAAGACGATAAAAGTAGATAAGATTATGTGTGAAAATTCTTTATCTATTTTAGGTCAAATTAAAACTTTATCAGAAATCAAATGAAGCACTTTCTTTCTGTATGTTTAATCGTAAAAAGTAAATTTCCACATGAGCTAATTCAGTGGGTTCTTTGGCATAAGTTTATAGGGGTAGATCATTTTTATATATACGATGACGGCTGCGATTTCGACTTAAAAGATGCTCTTAAGAAATTCGAGGCAAGTATAACGTATGTAAAGAAAGGTAATGAAAAAAGAACGAGAAAAAAGCATCAAATATTTATATACGAAAAAGTCTTCAACAAGTATAAAAATTGCTCAAAATGGATGGCATTTATAGACGAAGACGAATATATTTTTTCCCCAAACGACAAGAATTTTCTTTCTTTTTTACTTAAATATGAAGACTGTGATCAAATTAATTTAATATGGAGAATGTTTTCTCCTGCTGGAAAAGTTAAAAATCAAACGCATGAGAAGTTAATATTAGGCGATTTTAATTATTATAAGCTAAACAGATTTACTAAATCCATTGTTAACTGTGAATCAAAAAATGTTAAAGTAAAAAATCAGCATGACTTCCTAGAAACTGGAAAAAAAGTAGACTGTTTCGGTAGAAATATTGAAATCATACACCAACAGTGTAATGACTGCGTTTACGATAACCCTGATTTCATTATAAATCACTACTCT